GTCTCCCCTGCGAAGGCCGAGAAGGCGTTGAAGAAACGCAAGATCGGCCTACCAGAAGACCTCGTGGTCGCCATCTCGTCAGGTAACACTTTGGCAAGCGTGGATGATCCACGACCCGAAGTGATGCTCTTGGGCAAACAGTTATCTGCTGCCCTTTCTAAAATCCAGTAAAGGAAAATCATGTCTAGTTTAGTAACCTTCTCTCAAGCAAACCTCCCCGCCGTTTCAACCTTGTCTAGCGCTTTGCGTTCGATCCAAGCCGAAGTCGGCCCAGCCGGTGTTGTCATCCTCAAGATGGACAAAACTGGTCACTGGGTCTTTGGTGCAGATCAAACCGAAGTCGAAGACGACGCTGTTTGGGCTGTCAATCCTTTCTCTTTCGTCCACGGCTTTATTGCTTGGGGCGATGGCGAAGTGTTGGGCGAGAAAATGACCAGCGTCAGTAACCCCCTGCCTGCTTTGGATGAGGCGCCCCCTCAAGCCAAGAAGGGCTGGGAGAGCCAAGTTGGTATGTCTCTGAAGTGCATCAGCGGCGAAGACAAGGGAATGGAAGCACGCTTCACCACCACGTCAGTGGGCGGCAAGCGCGCAGTACAAACCTTGGCTGTGGCTCTGGCCGAGCAGGTCGAGAAAGACCAAAGCAAGCCAGTGCCAGTCGTGCGTCTGAAGAAAGACCATTACGCTCACAAGTCCTACGGCAAGATTTACACGCCAGTCTTTGAGATTGTCGAGTGGGTCAGCATGGATGGCGAGTCGCCTGAAGTTAAACCAGAGCCAGAAGCAGCGCCTACACGCCGCCGCCGTAGCGCTTAACTTTCTGAAGCCCCGTGACAGGGGGCTTTGGAAAGGAGACGCTTATGAAGCATGTTATTGGACTGAGTGGTGGAAAAGATTCCACGGCGCTTGCGCTTCGGCTTATGGAAGTCGAGCCGCGTGAGTATGAACTAATCTGCAACGCCACGGGCAACGAGTTGCCTGAGATGGTTGAGCATTGGGCAAAGTTAGAGCGCATGCTTGGCCTGCCTATTAAGAAGGTTGGCCACACGACCGATCTGTACGGCCTGATTGACGACATGCAGATGTTGCCCAACTTCAGGGCGCGCTGGTGTACCCGCATCCTCAAGATCGAGCCGACCATTAAATATTTTGAATCGTTGCCCGAAGGGTCTGTCTTGTACGTTGGCCTGCGCGCTGACGAAGAAGCTAGGCGCGGCATCTACGGCGAAGACATGAAGATTCGCTTTCCCATGCGTGAGTGGGGTTGGAAAGAAGCAGACGTCTGGAAATACTTAGGTGAGCGCGGCGTGTCAATACCGCGTCGCACCGACTGCGCCGTGTGCCCCTATCAGCGTCTGGGTGAGTGGCGTGACCTCTGGCGTGACTATCCTGAAGAATATGCGAGAGGCGTGGCCATCGAGGAGAAGCTGGGCCACACGTTCAGATCACCACAGCGTGATGCGTGGCCTGCTGCGCTCAAAGACTTGGCCGTTGAGTTTGAGAAAGGCCGCAAGATTCGCGGTGATGGTAATGCACCTACTTGCAGGGTCTGCTCACTATGACCTTGTGGGTTGACTTTGAGACACGCAGTACATGCGACCTACGCTCTAAGGGCGTGTACAACTACGCGCAGGATGCAAGCACCGACGTGCTGTGCATGTCGTATGCGTTTGACGATGAGGAAGTGGTGACGTGGGTGCCGTCCCAGCCCTTCCCTGAGCGAGTTCGCAATTACACCGGCCAGATCAGGGCGCATAACGCTGCGTTTGAGCGCTTAATCTTTTGGTATGTGTTGCAGATAAATTTTAAGTTGGAGCAGTTTTATTGCACTGCAACACAAGCCCGCGCCAACTGCGCGCCTGGCAGTCTTGAGGACGTTGGCCGTTTTGCTGGCGCGTCTATGAAAAAAGATCACAGGGGCGCGCAATTAATTCGCTTGATGTGCGTGCCGCCATTCAAAGACTCGCCTGAACTCATGGCCGAAATGATCCAGTACTGTGAGCAAGACGTGCGCGCCATGCGTGCAATCAGCAAGGCCATGCGTGATTTAAGCGCTGAAGAACTACAAGACTACCACGTCAACGAGCGCATCAATGATCGCGGCGTGTTGGTCGATGTGCCGCTGTGCCAAGCAGCCGTGAAGTTTGCCTCCGATGAACTCATTGAGATCGAACAGATCGTCAAGGAAGTCACTGGCGGCGCAATCACTAGCGTCAGGTCGCCACGCATGCGTGAGTGGGTGCTTGAGCGCGTGGGTGATGAAGCAAAGAAGTTGATGGAGAAGGATGGCAAGTACTCTATTGACAAGACTGTACGAGCCAACCTTTTACTCATGGAGAACCCCGATGAAGTCCCTGCCGATGTCCAAGAAGTTATCCAATGCGCCGACGACCTCTGGGCGTCGTCTGTGGCAAAGTTCAACCGACTTAGCTGTCTGGCGGATGAGGAGGATCAGAGGGTACGAGGAGCGTTCGTATTTGCTGGCGGTTCAGCAACAGGCCGCGCATCATCCTACGGCGCCCAAGTCCACAACTTCACACGCAAGTGCGCTGACGAGCCAGAAGACGTCAGGCAAGCCATGGTCAGAGGACACGCAATCGTGCCTCGGTATGGAAAGCGCGTTACCGATGTACTTAAGGGAATGCTTAGACCAGCGCTCATCCCTGCAACAGGCAAGCACTTTGTCGTGGCAGACTGGGCGGCCATCGAAGCTCGTGTCAACCCGTGGCTCTCAGGGCGAGGCGCCGATAAATTGGAACTATTCCGAACTGGGGAAGACGTCTATAAAGTCAACGCCGCCGCAACATTTAATGTTCGCGTGGCAGACGTTACCAAAGACCAACGCCAGATTGGAAAGGTTCAAGAGCTTGCCTGCGGATTTGCTGGCGGTGTGGGCGCTTTTGCTGCTATGGGTCGGGCTTATGGGATCAGTCTTCCTGAGCCAGTTGCCAAACGCATGGTTGATGGCTGGCGGCGTGCTAATCCTTGGAGCGTACCTTATTGGGCGGCGCTTGAGGAATCCTATACCCGTGCAATGAGAAACAAGGGGCGTGAATTTAAGGCTGGCCGTATAACATATTTGTTTGACGGCTTGCACCTATGGTATGCCCTACCATCTGGCCGAATCTTGTGCTACCCCTATGCCAAATTGGAATCGGAGGGCGTCAGTTATGCCAAGGCGGCATGGAAGCCCGCGCAAGATGCAAAAGAATGGCCGCGCGCCCGCCTTTGGAAAGGCTTGGCATGTGAAAATGTGACGCAGGCGGTCGCCAATGATCTACTTCGACATTCCCTTAGACAACTCGATGACGTCGTGCTTCATGTGCATGACGAAATCGTCGTCGAAACAGCCGACCCAGAAGCGGCAGAGAATTTAAAACGTGTGATGTGTACAGCGCCAGCGTGGGCAGATGGCTTGCCCTTGGCCGCTGAAGTTGAAACTATGAAAAGGTATGGCAAATGAACTTTCTTGATTTTTTAATTTCTTTGGCCCCTGAGGGCGAAACAGCATTGATCGTGCGTCAAAAGCCAATCGGCAAAGAACTGCAATTTTTCCCTGACGGCGCGATCAAATGCACATGGCCTGCTATGTTGCCTACCGCACGCACCAAGCCTGACTGGGCGATTTACGGCAACACGGCCAGCTTCATCATTGACCGTTTCAAGGATGGCCACGTCTCAGCGTCTGCCGTTAACTGCGAGTATGTGCTTGTCATGGTGCTTGACGATGTAGGCACAAAGGCCAAGATCCCGCCGCTTGAGCCGACTTGGAAGATGGAGACGTCTGAAGGTTCTTTTCAATGGGGTTATGCCTTCTCAGAACAACCTACAAAGGCTGACTTCAGCGCGGCCATCAAAGCCATTGCAGACGCAGGCTACACCGACTCTGGCGCGATCAATGCCGTGCGTAACTTCCGCTTGCCTGGCTCGATCAACTTGAAGCCAGACCGCAACAACTTTGCGTCGAAGCTGGTTGAGTTTCACCCAGAGCGCGAATTTACGCTTGAGCAGATTTGTGCAGCGCTTGACGTTGTTCCCGCGCCTGCTGACTCAGTAGGTGTGCGCCCGATCCGATTGACAGACGATGGCGCAGACGATGTGATGGCTTGGTTGTCTGGCCAAGGTCTGCTCTTGTCTAAACCCAACGCTGAGGGCTGGGCAGGCGTGATCTGCCCCAACTCAGCCGAACATACTGACGGCAATCCAGAGGGCCGTTACATGCCGGCTAATCGTGCATATTGCTGTCTGCATAGCCATTGCCTTGAAGTCGACTCTAGCGCGTTCCTTAAGTGGGTGTCAGACAATGGCGGCCCAAAGCATGCGCCTGGTTTGCGTGAAGAACTGCTGACCATGGCCATGGATCAGGCATTGTCCAAGTTGACGCCATCCGATATGTTCACAGACGACGCCGCAGCCGTGATTGCTGAAGTTGAGCGCAAGGAGCTGGGCCGTGTCGAGAAGTCGCAATGGTATGAGCGCTTTGCGTACATCCAAGACGACGAGTCTTATTTTGACATGCAAGACCGCCGTGAGATTTCACGCCAGACTTTTAACGCCTTGTTCCGCCACATCCCTTGCAAGTCCATACATGGTAAAAACCCTAAGGTTGAGGCGTCTGTGTCGTTTGACGAGAATCGCCAGACCATGGGCGCAAAGGCGCTTGTCGGCATTACATACGCCGCAGGCGAGTCGGTCATTGTGGCCCGTGATGGTGATCTGTATGGCAATCGTTGGCGTGATGCGCGCCCTGCGGTCGGGTCTGGTGATGTGACCCCATGGCTTGAGCATTGCAGGGCGCTAGTGCCTAACGCTGACGAGTTGGAGCATATCTTTGATGTGATGGCCTTCAAAGTGCAGCACCCTGAGACCAAGATCAACCACGCCGTTCTGCATGGTGGTGACCAAGGGTCTGGCAAGGACACCATGTGGGCGCCGTTCATCTGGGCCGTGTGTGGCCCACACCTTAAGAATCGTGGCCTCTTGGACAACGACACCATGAGCAGCCAATTTGGTTATGCCCTTGAGTCTGAGATCCTCATCCTGAACGAGTTGAAAGAACCAGACGCCAAAGAGCGCAGGGCCTTGGCCAACAAATTGAAACCAATCATTGCAGCGCCTCCCGAAATGCTGACAGTTAACCGCAAGGGCCTACACCCCTACCAGATGGCCAATCGCGTGTTTGTGTTGGCGTTTTCTAATGACCCTGTGCCAATTAGTCTGGACTCGCAAGACCGCCGTTGGTTTTGCGTGTGGTCACACGCGCCGCGCATGACCGCGCAGGCCGCTGAGAAGATGTGGAAGTGGTACAAGGCGGGGGGCTTTGCGGCCATTAGCGGTTGGCTTGCTTCGCGTGATGTGGCCGCATTTAATCCTGGTGCGGCCCCCATGTTGACCGAGTTTAAGATGAACTTGGTTGAGCATGGCATGAGCATGGCCGAATCGTATCTTGTCGAGTTGATGCGTACCCGCATGGGTGAGTTTTCCAAGGGTGTGGTGGCGTCGCCATTCCACGCGCTGTGTGACCGCCTTGCAGGCGCAGCGCCGTCTGGCGTAAAAGTTCCGCAGCCTGCCTTATTGCATGCCCTGAAAGAGGCCGGATGGGTTGACATGGGCAGATTGAAATCGCGGGAGTTTGACTCTAAGAAGCATATTTTCTGCGCGCCAGATATGGTCGATGTGTCCAAGTCTGAACTGCGCCGCCTTGTTGAAGATGTGCCGTCGCCAATGTCTGTCAGGCTTGTGAAGTAAAAAAAAGCCCCTATTGCTAGGGGCTTGTGAGGTGTGGCAACGCTACAGATCAAGGAGAATGGCCAGTAGCGCGGCCAGTATAACCGCGATTAGTAGAACCATGCTAGTAGGCCCTTTGCATGGCCTCTAACGCGCCTCGATTCATAAGGCGGCGCGCCTCTGGCCCTTCGGCCATGGCCGCCTTGTATTCGTATTCTTCGGCCTTTCCCTGCTCATGCCGATAACCAAGGTCGATGTAATAGTGTTCGGTATAGGTGAGGGGTCTGAAGGGCGCGAGCGCCTCAGCAATGGTCTGATTCATGCTGTCTCCTTCGGTACATAAGTGCGGGTAGTTTTGTCGTAAACCATAACGGGGCCAATGGCGTGGTCAGTCATAGCCCAACCCAGTTTTTCATAAGCCTTCATGGCGTCTTCATAAGTGGCATATGTGCCAATTGTTTCGCCGGTTTCTTTATTGATAATTTCGTAAATCATGGCAATAATTCCCTAGCGTCTGCGGTAACCTTGGCCAACTTCTCTGTGTCGCCGTCTTCGATGGCGTCTAAGAGGGCATAGACGGCGTGTTGCAGATCCGCAATCTGCGCGAACATGGCAGCAATACCCGTAAAGCCCTCAGCGTGTGCGATGGCCTCTGCTTCGTCTGGCGTCAATTTTGTCAAGTCAATCATGTTAAACATCCCAATCTTCGGTTGTTAATTTAATGTTGCAAAAGTCGGCATGCGCCTTATTCGTGTGTTCGCGCACCAAGGCACAAATAGCGTCGATTAAGTCGCGGTCCACCAAGTCGTTCATGGTGAATGTGGCAAAGGGCGCGGCCTCTACGCCTTCCGGCGTGAAGGCGTTGCCACGGTGAAAGGTGACCGTCGTGCGGTCATAGTGTTTGACGTCGGTCATGGTGTGGCCTCATTCATCATCCGTTGGGGTTTCATGGGGGCGGTAGCCCAAGTCATAGTCGGCGCGTTCGTCGACTGGGACAATGATGGGCGCGCCACTTGCGTCTAACACTTCGCGCCCGTGTTCGTTAAGTGCATACCCGTCTCTGCTTACGTAATTAAATTTCATGGTCAAAAGTTCCTATAAAGAATTTTTCCGTCTTCGGTCTCATGGATAAAGACCCCCTCGTCTTCTAGTTTGCGAATGACCGCGATACGCAAGTCGTCGCCTTCTACGTCATAGTCGCGCGCGATGGCCTCAACTGTGTCTTCGCAATAATCGCAGCAGATAGCGATGGGGTCGAATTCAACGTCTCCCATGGATTCGAGATGGTCAAACAACGCGCCCAGTCCCTCATAAGAGAAGTTGTCTGGGCGGTATTTAAAACCTGCGCGGAAGTCTGAAAGTCCAATAGTCTGATACATAGTGTGTCTCCTTAAAAATTGACGCCAGTTATGCGGCGTGTGAATTGATCAACTTGAACAAATTGGTATGCGTGGCCTGCTTTGACAAACTCGCGTTCAGTACCGGTAAATTGGGCAGACTGGCTTTGAAACACCTGCTCATGATGGAATGGGCGCGTTTCTTTGTAACCAACGGCCACGGCGTCGTTAGGTAGTTGAATGGTCATTTCATTAGTCCTTTTTATTTGCGCGGTATTGTTCCAAGGCCTCAATGGCTTTTTCCATGCGTTTGCCTGCTTTGTTTGCGGCTTGCGTCATGGGCTTAGTTTTATGAAAAGCCATGGCGGCTTTTTCGTATGCTTGCATTAGTTGTTCATAAGTCATGGTTTAACTCCAAAGAATGTCAAAGTAGGCCAAGGCGCCTACAGTTAAAAGAAGGCCAATGGCCACGGCGGCGAGAATGTCAAGAATGGTGTGTTTCATTTGTTTAGTCCTTGCAAGTAAGTGAGGATAGGCACCGCCTCATAGCGCGCGGTGTTGATCTTTGGAATGATTGAGGCTTGGAATGTTTCAAACAAGGCCGCGCCTGTTTGCTTGTCGACAATGACCCATGAGGCGGTTTTCATGCTAAGTACTCCTCATAAATGCCTGCGTAATGTCTTTTCAAGTAGCGCGTCGCCTGCACCATGGCCGCGTCAATGTCAGACTTGAGGCGACGCACATATGTGCCTTGATCGTACAAACGGATGAAACCGTCGGTTGACAATTTGACAGACACAATGCCGTCGCCGTCACAACAAAACGAACCGATTGTTGTTGTGTCGCAAACGTCGGCCGCGCCAACGTAAAAATCCCAAGCGCCAAAGTTTTTGGCTTTTAATTGCTCTACGGTGTACATGATCAGATCTCCAAATATTTGTTAAGGCGAGCTTTAGCGGCGGCCAAAGTTTTAGCGCGGAAACGTTCGACGATTGCGCCGTTGTTCCAAATTACGTATTGATTCTGAGCAGACCAAAACGTCAATGTGTACCAATTCATAAAAATCTCCCTTTTGTGTTGCTGATGTGGAGATTGTAAAGCATTTCTTTGCACGCTACACAATTTGTCAATAAATATTTTACATAGGACTTTCCCTAAGTTTGTGGACCATGCGTGGATAAGAATGTGGACTTAGTGAGGGTTGACGATTGTCCACACGCAAAGCCAGCAACGGCGCGGTCTGTGAAGGGTTGTGGACAATGTGGATAATAAAAAAAAGATAAAAGTTTGAAGTAGAGATATATGTATGGGTGTGTGTAACGCTAGGTTGACGTCTCATCCGGCGCCGATTTAAAACGGTGGTCCAAATGGTCCACATTGTCCACAAATCCACGCGCAGGGAATTCCCACGCAAAAAGAAAGAACTGGCGCGAAAGAAAAATGTGGACAATGTGGACAAAAGAAAAATGATTGTCCACATTGTCCACACATTGCGTGGCCGTGCGACTTGTAACTGATGGTCCACATTGTCCACATGACCCACACGACCCACGGCTACCAGGTAAAACCCTACTGGCAACAAGGGCATTTTTGGCCAAGGGGGAGGGGGTAGGGCCGAGCGCAAAGGGCCAGCAAAAACGTAGCGTTCACGAACAATTTTTTATTTTTTGTTGTAAACTCGCACCACGTGCAAAAAGCATGGAGAACACATGTTCCATTCGATTCCATTTACACCGCGCAAGGTCGAAGCGACAGAATCGCGCTTGAAGGCGGTATATGACGCGGCCAAGCTGGGCCTCAAAGGCGACGCACTAGCGCTCGCCGCAGGCATGCTGCCTATTGAATACAGACAACTCACGCAACTTGACCCCGTGGTGGAACTCGCCGCGCAAAAAGGCAAAGCGGATGGCGAGATCGAACTGTCCAAAGTCATGCACCAAGCCGCCCTTAACGGCGACGCTAAGGCAGCGTTAGAAATTCTCAAACATCAACACGGCTGGGTGGCCAAGCAGGCTATATCTGTCGAAGTAGATCAGCGCATATCAATCACTGGCGCGCTGGCTGAGGCGACTAAGCGAGCGCTGACAGTCGAAGACGCCAACATCATAGAAGCCCAAGTCAATGCAATCGACCATATACAGCGCTGAAGACGAACAGGAACTTATGGCGCGTCTGTGGGCGCCAGCGATCAAGGACAACCCACTGGCGTTCGTCATGTTCGCGTTTCCTTGGGGTCAGCCTGGCACACCGCTGGAGCATTTCAAAGGCCCACGCAAATGGCAGCGTGAAGTCCTCACGCATATTGCCGACCACATAAAAGATAACCAAGGCAAGCTAGACTTCAACACCCTACGCCACGCTGTGTCATCTGGCCGTGGTATTGGTAAGTCAGCCCTAGTCTCATGGATCACGATCTGGATGCTCTCAACCCGCATTGGTTCAACGACCATTATCTCGGCTAACTCAGAATCGCAGCTCAGAAGTGTCACATGGGCCGAGATTACCAAGTGGCTGGCAATGGCGCTTAACAGCCACTGGTTTGAGGTGTCGGCCACCAGACTGATGCCTGCCAAATGGCTCACGGAATTGGTTGAGCGTGATCTTAAGAAGGGCACACGCTACTGGGGCGTCGAGGGGCGGCTGTGGTCAGCAGAGAATCCCGACGCTTACGCGGGTGTCCACAACTTCGACGGTGTGCTGGTCGTGTTCGACGAGGCGTCTGGTATTGACGACAGCATCTGGGCGGTGACATCTGGATTCTTCACAGAGAACACGCCTAACCGTTTCTGGATGGCGTTCTCCAACCCACGGCGCAACACTGGGTATTTCTACGAAGCGTTTAACAGCAAGCGGGAGTTCTGGACTACAAAAGTAGTAGACGCCCGCACGGTCGAAGGGACGGACAAGCAAGTCTACCAGCAGATTATTGACGAATACGGCGCTGACTCATCACAAGCGCACGTCGAGGTGTACGGTCAGTTCCCGTCCGAGGGCGACGATCAGTTTATATCGGCAAGTTTGGTAGACGAGGCGATGAAGCGTAGTCCTTATCGCGACGCCAGCGCACCCATTGTGATCGGTGTAGACCCAGCCCGCTTTGGCGCGGATGCAACAGTCATTGCTATCAGGCAGGGACGGGACATTATTGCTATTCAGCGGCACAGGGGCGACGACACTATGACTGTCGTGGGTCATGTCATTGAGGCAATTGAAGAATACAAGCCAGCATTGGTCGTGATCGACGAAGGCGGGCTTGGGGCTGGTATTGTTGACCGTTTGAAAGAGCAAAGGTACAAGGTCAAGGGCATCAATTTTGGTAATAAGTCCATGAACCCCATCATGTATGGCAATAAAAGAGCCGAAATGTGGGGCAAAATGAAGGATTGGCTGAAAACTGCTTCAATCCCGCTTGACAGGTTTCTTAAAACTGATTTAATTTCGCCTATGATGAAGCCCGACTCCAAAGGGACTATTTTTTTAGAGTCGAAAAAGGACATGAAGGCACGCGGATTGGCCTCGCCTGACGCGGCTGACGCTATTTGCGTCACTTTTGCCTTCCCAGTAGCCCACCGTGAGGCGCGTGAATCCACGCAGCGCCGAGCGTACAATGGCAGAGGCGTGGTTGCAACTTCTTGGATGGGATCGTAATGGCTAAAAAGAGTGTGTCTCTAAGCGTTGGTCGCGGTGAGAAGTTGCCAGTCAGCAAAGGTGCTGGCTTGACCGAGAAGGGCCGCGCTAAGTACAATGCCGCAACGGGTTCTAACTTGAAGGCGCCAGCGCCTAACCCCAAGACCAAGGCAGATCAGGGGCGCAAGGATTCATTTTGTGCAAGAATGGGCGCAGTAGCGGCCAACGCCAAAGATGGCGAACGCGCTAAAGCAGCTCTTAAACGATGGAAGTGTTGATATGGCTACCAAACCCGGCTTATATGCCAATATCCATGCAAAACGTGAGCGCATAGCCGCTGGCAGCAAAGAAAAGATGCGC